GTCTTTGGCGCACTTGAGGTATTCTTGAATTTGATCTTCAGTAAATTCAAGGTCTACACCAATCGCTTTTAGATTCGCGTTACCAAGATATGTTTTAGTTGCCATAAATTATTTGTTTGGCAGTTCGCCTCTTTCAATGAGAATCTTTTTGTTTTGTTGATGTGCTTCTTGCACTAGTTCTTTGTTCTCGCCCATGTATAAAACTGCATAGTTATTGTCGATCATCCATTGATTGACTCTTGTGCCGTCTTCAGTAATGAATACACCTAGAATACGACCAAACTTATCGTCATTGCTATCAGGACGCATTGTTTCAATCATAGCCCATGAACCAACTGGTAGTTTTTCTTGCAATTTTTTCTTTGACAACACCCCTCTTGGTTTTTCTTCAGTATTTGTAGTTCTAGATTCTGGTGTATCGATGCCAGCCAAGCGCACTTTTTGATTCGATAGAACAATTTTGAATCCTAAATCCAAATCAATTTCTACTGTGTCGCCGTCAAGTACTTTTAAAATTTTTGCTCTATACTGATACATGTTAGTTTCCCTTTATCAATTTTTGTAATTCTGCGGTACTTCCAACAAATAGTGCATTTGTAACATGCGTTGGTTGTTCGCTACCTTTTTCTTGTTGAATATCTTTCTTTTTCTTTGCAATATCCAACAAATCTTTATTTGTCTCAGCGAGTGTTTTAATGAGTTGTCCTAATACCTCGTATGTGCGCGGAGACTCACCTTCTCTTGCAAGATAGGCTAAATCTTCCATGACATTTTTACCATTGTCAATTAAAGTTCTCAAGTTTTTTCTTGCATACTCATAGTCATCATCAACTGTAGTATTTTCAATTACAGCCGTATTCTTTTTCGGTACAATGTTAGATGCGGCTGGCGCAATGTCTAAAACAGTTTCTATTTTTTGATCTATTGTTTGTTTCATGATATTGTATTCGAAGTTTGAAAGTTCGAATTCCCTGTAAAGAGTTGAGTTGCGTCTAAGTCAAAGTTATCATTACCATCATCGTTGAATGTGTTAACTTCAAGATTTGTAATATACTTTGTTTTTGTGACAGGTCCAAACAGATAACCTTTGACAATAAAATCTAAATCCCATGTCATAATGCGTGGGTCTTCATACTGCCCTTCATAACTATCGTCTGAAGTTACATTAGTAAGTTCAATTGGAACGTCAAGATTAACTCCTAGTTCTGGTAATGCTCTCACCGTAACTGTAAAGTCTGGCGTAAAGAATGGTACGATCTTTTCAACAATCTGAATGCCATCTTCAGCATTCTTTGTCATGATTGATAATGTAAAGTTCATGTCGTATGGCACAGGCGCATAGACTGAAGAAAACTCTTTATTTGTCGCGTTAAAATTACTCTTGTACTTGAGTGTGCTATTCAACTTACGAATTGGTGCATATGACATTGAAGACATTACAAACGACATGCGTGGTAGCACAATTGATACGCTACGCAGACCTGTTGGATCACCTAGTTCGCGTTCAATATAACGCTGTTTTGGTCCATATGCAATTGGCACATTGACTGTTTGAATAGTATTATTGTTCTGATCAAAACGCTTAATTTGCATCTCATTGAAGAGATTGCCAAACATGATTACATGGCGTCTTAATGTGCCGTGATAAAAATCGTGTCCAAACATTACCACACCCTCGTTTCAGCAAATGGATTCTTCTCTGAGAAATCCAAAATGTCATCGTCATTGATACGCCCTGTGATATAATCATTCTGTGCGGTATCGTCTTTTTCTTCTACCATATTGCTCTCTTCCATCAAGTACCCGCCTTCTTCAGCAAGTAAGGCATCGCCATCTTCAGTAAGTGTTCTAGGAACATTGCTTGTAGACAAACTGTAATCTGTTTCAAGTTGATCAACGTCTGCAATATCTGTATTAAGAACTTCGCTAGAGTATTCGTATTTGTCGCAACGCAATTCATAGGTATAAAGTTTACCCAATTGAAAGAGTGTTTCAATATTTTCGACAAACTTAATTTCGAACAAATCTCTTGTAAATGGAAACCAAATTAGATCACCCTCTTTAGGGCGAATGTAGCCAGTATAGTCTTGATCGAAATTTACTTCTTGGCGCAGTAAATCGTTATCTTCAAGTTTAAAATTGTATGAGTACTCAGTCATCAACTTAGGTTGAAGAATCTGAGAGAATCGTTTCTTTGCAACTGTGAATGTCAATGATTCATCAACTTGCAAACCAAACTTAGAGATAAAATCGTTTTGTCCCATGTAGCCATCGTATGTCTTGAGATACATTTCAATTTCAATTGCATCGTCAAACTTCATTGATGCATCTTCTTTAAAGAGCATGTCTAAATTTACATGAGTGCGCGGTAGATAGTAAGCATTAATGCCATATATCTTCATTGATTCAATGATTAAATCTTCCAGTACGTTCTGTTCGCTTGCAGTACCATACTGATTAAAGTAGCGATTACGCATATTAGCCAACCATATCTGTTACCGGTAGAGAATAAGAACGAATCAAATCCTCGTCCAGTGCTTTTAATTCATCCTCTGCTTCATCGTAGATTTTCTGCCCATTGAACGTAACGCCGCCTGGCATTTGTAAACCTTCAAACTTCTTCAGATTATTACCCCATTGTTTTTTAATCATTGCGGTAGCATACTTCTTGAGCCAGCGATCATTCCATACATCGGTATAAGTGTCTGGATCAAGTAGACGATAACCCTCAATGATGATATACTCATCTTTAAGAATCTTTTCACCCCATGCCATATCAATGTAAAGTTTGTTCACATGGCGATTGAAGCGTAAGCCTTGCTTGCCTACGAACATTTCTTCGGCAAGTGCTACGTTTTGCAAAGCCATGTAGTATGATGCGAACGGACCGTAGTTAAAAGCGAATAAATCGTTCAACGCCAACTGATAGCGAATGTTGAAAAGATTGTTAGTAGAGTATGAATTACCAATGTCAAGGATATTGATAACTGAAATGACGTTCTCGGGTATGTCCAAATACTTGTTTGCAATGTCAGTTTCGGTTACTTTGTGTGCTAAGTAAACTTTTTCGGTACCATCGTAGTGATAATCATGATAAACTTGAAGTGCGGCTTCTACGCAATCTTCAACTTGCAAATCATCTACGTTAATCTCAAGTACAGGTGCACCCAATTGACGTAGGCAATAATCTTTGAATTCTTCTCTTGTTGCTGGTTTGTGAGTACTCATTGGATGGCTCTCCTTTTTCTTCTATTTATAATCTTTACCTACTTAATAAAAAAGGGGCTTGCGCCCCTTTTGTGTTTTTGATTACAAAATCAAGTTATTGTTGGTTTTCTTCTAACCATTTTTCTGCCACTAGTCTATCGCTTTCAGTTTGTTGCATAACTTCTTCCCATGTAGGAGGTTCTGAATTCTCAATTGGGTCTTCCCAATATGTAAATCTAGTTCCCTCTAGTTGAAACATTGCCGCGGGTCTTAGTTTTTTAATAGCAACATCTACACCCCATTGATATTCATATGGTAATTCTATCATAATAACTCCTTCAATTAATAATCAGTTTTTACAAAAGGTTTTGGCTCAACTAAATTTTCTTGTGGTTGAGATATAACTTCTACTCTTTTCTCGGGTGCATCATCTAAGTGATAAACTTCATCGCGAAAATTTGGAACAAAAATATCTTCAGGCTCGCTTGTCGTATTAATGCCATCGGCAGGTTTTTGCCATTTGTGCATAGGACATTCAAAGAGAGCAATTTTTGCTTTAGGGCGAACAAAACATCCACATGTATGGCATGTTCCTGTTTTAGGAACATATGCTGGACATGTTTGACAAATATCAACTCTTCGTTTAAATTCTTTTTGTGAAACGAATAACATTTCTAACATTTTATTTTCCTTTTATACCCAACGAATAATTACGCAACCGCGGGCTCCGCGACCACCTGCAAATGCTGGCGTGCCACCTGCACCTCCACCACCACCTGATCCTGTACCAGGTTTACCAGACTGACCGTATGTGTTACCACCATCACCGCCAATGTCGCTACCACCTTTACCAGCACCATTACTATTTATTGCGTGACCATTTGTACCTGAATGATAGTAAGCATCACCGCCACCGCCACCGCCTGCATAGTACTTAGCCATGCCTGTGATAGAATATAGGGCACCTGCGCCGCCTGCGCCACACGCTTGAAGTGCATTATTGGCACCTGCACCACCGGCACCGCCACCACCGGCACCAAATGGGTCAGCACCTTCGCCACCTCTACCTGCCCAAATGCCGCCAGCGTTTCCTTGTCCTGTAATACCACTTCTAAATATATTACCTGCATCGGCGTTGCCGGCACCACCACCGCCACCAGAACCTCCGCTGAGAGGACTCTGGCCAGATGTACCACCCCCGCCACCTGGTCCACCACCTGCGGCTGTGTATCCAAATGCAGTTGTGTTTTCTCCTTGACTACCTCTAGATGCGCTGGTGGTGGAAGATGCACCGCCTGCACCACCGCGACCTACGAAGATAGGATAAGTGTTTCCTGGTGTTACTGAAACTGACGATTGATAGATAACGCCGCCAGCGCCACCGCCACCGCCACCGACATAAGTGCTGCCAGCACCTCCACCGCCTCCACCACCGCCTCCTACAAGTAGCACTTCAACATTGCTTACTCCTGGTGGGCAAGTCCAAGCACCTGACCAGAAGAATGCTGAACATGTTGTTGGTGCTTTGTAGCGAACCATGACTTTACCGGTAGCACCAGCGCCACCAATTTTATTTCCGGCAACTTCACCTCCACCGCCTCCACCGCCTCCGGTGAATGGTCGTGCGCGGCCGCCAGGTCCTGGTCCTCCTGATCCATTATAAAAGTCTTCGCCTCGTCCACTATATGAACTACCACCTTCACCGCCTCCGTTACCACCAGCGATTCCTCCGGCGCCGGTATCTGCACCATAGCCGCCGCCACCGCCTCCAGTACCATATGTTTGATACATGCCTTCCATCGTAACAACTATTCCTGCGCCGCCGGCTTGTTCAGAACCTCCAGAACCTCCAGCACCTCCGCCACCCGCCATTAAATATGGTGATGCATATGTAACGGCTCTTCCTGAGGTTCCTTGGCCTGCAATACCTGCCCCGCCTCGAATTGTAGTGTCTGAGGCGTATCCACCGCCACCACCTGATCCACCTGAGCGACCACCAGTGGCGCCGTTCTCTTCGGAACCGCCACCGCCACCGTAAGCAATAATTTGTCCAAATCGGCTTGGCTCTCCGTTATTACCTGCTACGTTCTGGAGTGGTCCTCCAGTGCCGCCAGCACCAACTACAACTGAGTAAGTTTGACCTGCTTCAACATAGTATTCTGGGAAGAAAATTACACCGCCTCCGCCTCCGCCGGCACCAAGTCCAGAAGCACCGCCTCCGCCTCCACCAACGACAAGTAGTTCAATAGTACCGCTGAATTGCGGAACAAATGATCCGTTTGCAGTAAAGTGATGAATTCTATATCCGTTAAATGATTCTACGTCACCACCTGTAGCCATGTTTTGGAATGGATCCATTGTAGACCAACCAGTGTTTCTTTCGTTTATTTCAATAGAGTTTATTATTGAATTGTGACGTATCTGACCTTCTGATGCAGGATCACCTGAATAGGAAATATAAACAACACCTGAACCACCATTACCACCGGCAGTCGCATAACCACCGCCACCGCCATCGCCTCGATTTGCAGTTCCATTACCACCGACTCCGGCTGATGAAAATGTGCCTCCAGTTTGGCCAGCCGTTGGGCCTCCATATCCAGAACCGCCTTCACCCGCAGGACCTCCAAATACCGGAGCGCCTGCTCCGTTGTTGGAAGCCCCGCCACCACCACCTGCACCATATGCAATAAGTGATCCTGTAATGTCATTGTAGATACCAAGACCTCCTGAACCACCTGTGCCATTACCGCTTGATCCTTTGAATGATCGACCTCCAGGACCGGCCGCACCACCGCCACCGTTACCACCGCGGAAACCTGGAGAATCAGTATCTTGAATAACCCAACCACCGCCTGGATAACCTTGACCTAATATAGCCGAACCGCCAACATATGGTTCTGCACCACCAACACTCTCTCCATCGGCTCGGTGACAGCCCCCGCCGGAGCCTCCATTAGATTCATCTCTATAAGTACTGGCTTGATCGCCACCGCCACCAGCACCACCACCGTAAGCAACAAGAACTTCTCTTTGTTCTGTAACATATACATCATCAAATCTTGTTTGTTGCTGAGTACCGCCACCTACTTCAAGGTTAATGTATGTTGTGGTTCCTACGGCAGTAAAAAATAATGTATGTACACCTACACCCAAAGCAACTCTACTACCTAAATCATTTTTCGAATTACTTGAAAAACCTTGCACAGTTCCAGCCATTATTCTCGCAAACAGGCCTGCGTCTTGAGTTACTGAAACTCTTGCAACATATTTTCTACCCGCAACTGTTGTAATTGCTTGCCAAGCACCACCATTAACACCGGAGTTTGGTGTAATTTGTAATTCGCCATTAACTGTTGTAATTGTTGAAGTATTTGCTGTCCAACCTGTTGTACCACTTGCAAATGTACTATTTGTGATTAGATTGCTTGCAGTTGATGGCCAGATCAAAGAGTCTTTACCTTTGGTTCCAAAAGCGCCTGCGGAGCCTCCATTTCCTCCTGGACCAGTTACAATAAATAACGTATCCCCTGCGGTGACTGGAAATTCAGTATGATGAACAACACCACCGCCACCACCGCCACCGCCACCATCACCGTTGACGTTGCCTTCACCACCACCGCCACCACCACCGCCACCTACTACAAATGCGCGAATAGAAGTAACATTTGATGGAACAGTAAATGTTGTATTTCCTGTCGATGTAAATGCTGTAGTAGTTCTTCCTGATGCTTGTGGGCTAATGCCAATCGAAGACGCAGGTCTATTTGTGGGATGACCAGAAGGTAACGCTATATTACCTGAATCATTAATTGTTGTATTTTTAAAATTTGATGACATATTTTTTTCCGTTTAGATTTAAAATCTCACAACACAAATTCCTTGTACGCCTGAACCACCAGTGCCGGTGGTGTGCCCTCCACCACCTCCAGAACCATAGGTTTGTCCATTACCGCCCGCCTCAGAATTGCCGGCTCCTCTTCCGCCGTAGGCTCCAGTACTCCAATAGTCTCCACCTCTACCTCCTCTTCCACCGCTTGCCGCGCCACAGCCGGCTCCTCCACAAGCATAAACATATAATGAGCCCGTAATTGTAAGAGGAAGTCCTGGACCTCCGTTTCCTCCGAATCCCACTAAACTTGATCCAACTATCTTAGAGTTTTCTCCTGCGCCACCGGCACCACCTCCGCCGCCACCCGCATATCTGTTACCTGCACCACCATCAAATCCTTGAGCGCCATAAACTTGCTGGCCTCCAGAAAGTTTTGAGTATGCATCATTGCTTCCCGCGCTTCCTCCTCCAGACGCACCGGATTGTCCTTGGCGTGCGCTTAGTGAGCCACCTCCGCCACCACCAAAGGCAATAATTCCTGAATTGTAGCCTCCACCACCCGTGAGGCTGAATGAGGTGTTACCTCCACTTGAACCAAATGCTGATGAACTTGATGATCCAGCGCCTGCTTGACCAATTCTAATATTGTATACTTGTCCTGGAGTGACTGGTACATTGCTTGAATATACAACTCCACCAGCACCACCGCCTCCGCCTTGATCGTAGCCACCGCCACCGCCTCCACCAACGCAAAGAACTTCAACTGAAGTTACACCTGCTGGAACTTCCCATCTTGATCCAGTGAAGAATACTAAAGATGTTTTAGGTTTTACAGCAACATATCTAACTACCACCAAGCCTGTTGAACCTGCGCCTCCCCAAACGTCAATATCTGCACCGGCTCCTCGGCCACCGCCGCCGCCGTGGCCGCCATGAGTATCTGTAGGCCAGTTTTGTCCTAAATAAGTTGAGGCGGCCGCCGGACCACCACCACCACTACCGCCTGTACCTTGAGTGTTTTGATAACTTGCACCACCGCCTCCGGCTGCCAAGCCATAGACGGTGCCACCTATTCTTTTTTGGATTGATAATCCGTAGCCTTGACCACCGTTACCACCGTTAGTATCAGATGCATCAAGACCAAATCTGCCTGCGCCTCCGCCACCGCCACCGGCTCCGTTGTTACCGCCTACGCCTTTACCTCGGCCTCCGCGAGAACCTTGTCCATTTATTAGACTTGCTCCGGCACCGTCAATAGGACCGCCACCGCCTGTAGAGTATGATGTACCTGAGGTGCCATCCCAACCTTGCGAGCCACCACCAGACCCACCGTCTAGCGCAGTTGATGTGCCCACTTCCCAGCCTACACCACCTCTGCCACCTCCAAGCGCAATTAGATCGGTACCAAATTGTGAGTTTGCACCGTTTTGTGCGGCTGTGCTTTGAGCCCATCCACCAAAACCACCTCGACCAACTTTTACAGTATATTCTGTGCCTGCTGTTACCCAATAGTATGGACGATATACAAGTCCACCAGCACCGCCGCCACCGCCTGCGGCATAAGCACCGCCGCCACCGCCTCCGCCAACGCAAAGAACTTCAACATAACCTGAGTATGCTGGCTTAAAAATATATTCTGTTTGATAAACTTTAAAGTTTTTTGCGTAAAGTACTTGATTTTGTCCTGTAACTGGAACTGACCCGCCATTTCCTGAAGTAAACTCAAGTTCTATAAGATCGCCCGCACGAACAGAAAGATTTTCATAAATGTAATTTCCATATATATGCGTATTGGGAGAGGTGGTTACATGCTGTGCGCTTGTGCCGGCTTCTAACAAATCGCTATGATCATTTTTTGGAATCCAGCCATAATCGAAACCTGCGCTAGAATTGGTTCTGGAAACTACGCCATAACCATGGCCATTAGTGTCTGGAAAATAATCAATAGATCCACTTGCTCTTGTTCTTTTAATTCTCCAAACCCAATATCTAGGTCCACTTTGAATATAACCATCCCACATAAGAGTGAGTGTACCATCATGTGGGGCTCTTAGTCTTTTAATTGCGCCGTTTGCATAGACGGCCGCGTCTGTAGCGTGTGTATAACTGCTTGTCGTATTGTCACAATAAATTAAATCGTATATAAATGTATGTTTTTTGTGAAGAGCATCATAAGAAATACTTCCACCTGAAGCATCGTTGACATATGTTTTATTTTCAACAACAGGAGCCCAACCTGCGCTACCATTTGCAGTTGCAGGTGTGTAATATTCAGAATAGCCTAGTGTGCTATTATAACGAAGTTGTCCATTAGAAACAGATGGTCGTTGAGCGGTCGTGCCTACAGGAAGTTTTAAAAAACCTGTATCTTGAATTCTCGTATTTTTAAACGATGATGACATATAATCCTATTCCTGTTTAAGAAATTGCAAATCTATTTGACAAATACGTCCAATTTGCTCCTAATTCTGCGTCCGTTAATGCTCTGTCATACATTGCAAAATAGAAGAATCTTTGGCCACCAGTATTGGTTGTTCCAAGATGACCTGGATCAGACCTATTATTTATTGCGTAACCAACCTCTCTTTGTAGAGAACTGTATTCTACTGTTTGATTTCTGAAAAATTGTTTTCTAGGAAAATCTGTTCTTCGGCAACGATATGTAGCAAGTTTAATGTTGCCTGCCCAACTTGCATCCATAGAGACTGCACCAGTAACTCCACCGCCTGCTGTTCCTGAACCCGCGCCATTACCAAAATCTACTCGATTTTGTGAATCACAACATCCAGGATAGTCATAGTAGAAAGAATTACCACCATAATATAAGTGAGATGCAAAACGAATACTTCCATCAGCACCATTAGGACCAGCGGCATTTTCTGGAGAAATATCTCTTGCATGTACAGAAAAATGATACAAGAAGTTAATTGTTGCACTAGGTATGTATACTACAGCCTGAATTGTATGTTCTTGAGTAAACCCCATCTGATCTGATGGCGGTCCTAAGAAAGGAATTTGTGTGGCTGGACTTAGAGCATACGCAAGAATTACATTGCTATTAATATTAAAATAACTTTGTGGTCCTGCTTCAAAAAAGGATTGAGCAGGAGATGTAGTGTTTGCTTCTGGATTGGTAGACACCATACGATTTAAGTGAAAGTGTCTATTGTTTCCACTCAAGTCGTACCAAGTCTTACCGAGAACACTTGTTGATACAGTACCAATAACATATCCACCAACATCAGAGATATTATCGCCACAGTAATGTATTAGTTCATGCTCTGTACCTTCATTGTCAATAAGCATGATTCGTGAAACTCTTGGGTGATGCCCGTTGACTGTTGAACCTTCAACGTATCTCCAATTTCTTCTACGACCCCATGCACCTGTGCCTGTTGTACCAGAACCGCCACTTGTGACTGTTCCTGTAATCATACCTGGTGTGCCTGTTGCAGACATGACACCACCAAATGCGGTAGTCCAGTTTGTGCCATCATCGCTATACTGTACTGTATAGTTAGCAGAACGAACTGCTGTAGTTACTGTCCAGCATTTTACTTGAATGATGTTCAATTTTGGATATGATTTTTGCGAACCTGCATCAAGCAACAATGATAATCCGTCTGTAACTGGATACTCAACATCTGATCTTGGTGAAGAATTTAATCTAGGTACATCAAATTTGTTTACTGTAGTATTGAAACGAATCTTGTTTGTTGTGAAAGTGTTATCGAATGTACTTGAAGTGGTATCTGGATTGTATCGGACGATGACAATACCTGAACCTCCGGCCGCGCCATTTTTTACAGTTCCAGAAATTTCATTCGAGCCACCGCCACCGCCACCGCCTGTGTTTGCTTTTCCTGCGGTTGCATCAACTGAACCGCTTGCAGAATAGCGAGAACCATTACCGCCACCACCAATACCTCCTGCGCCAGGTCCTGGACCAGTTCTATCTAAAAGCGTGTCTCCGCCGCCTCCGCCTCCGCCGTAGTATTTCAATACTCCGGAGATATTTGAAGGAAGACCAGGTCCTCCATTAGGCATAGAAGCCAAAAAAACAGCCGATCTTGTATTTGCACTTGGACCGCCTGCACCGCCCCCACCGCTTGTGATTCGTGGATTGTCTGAGGTTTCTAAAGATGAACCGCCATTAAAGCCTTGTCCTTTGGCACTACCTCCTCCTGCGAAAGTGTTTCCGCTATAGTTCATTGAGGCGCCGCCACCAGAACCGCCGGCGGCACCTTGTTGGCCAAGACCCGATGCTTGATGAGTTCCGCCACCGCCACCGCCAATTGCTACGATAGCCTTATCAGTTTCATAAAGTTCAACATCATCTAAAGTTACAGTAGCACCATTGGTATTTCTGTTAATTCTAAGAACCACATACATTGTAGCATCAGTAGCAACAAATGTAGCAGATTGTCTACCATATTGGGTGTCTGGCCAGTAAAGAACATTTCCTATTCCACCTGAACCACCTCCAGGGCCAGGAAGTGCCATTAAGTTTACAACAAAATCTGATCCGGCAACTTTAGTTGCTGAAACTGTATATGTTCTTCCTACAATTAATGAAACTGCTTGATATGCATTAACTGGAGGATCAGTTTCGCTAGTGTTTGTGAGTACTGCTCGACCAGAAGACCATACGAATGATCCTTCATTTGCGTCTGCTACTGTCCATCCAGAAACATCATTTGTAAAAATTCCATTTGTGATTAAATTACTAACAGCGCGGAAATGACTATCTCCGCCATTTGTTCCTGGTCCTGTGTTACTTGTTGCTCCGGCACCTCCGGCGCCAACTGTTACGGTAAATGTGTCACCTGGAGTTACTCCAAAGTTAGGACGATAAAGAACGCCGCCGCCTCCACCGCCTCCACCGCCAGCCCAACCGCCACCGCCTCCACCACCAACAACAAGTACTTCAACTGCGCTGACACCTGTTGGAACAGTCCATGTAGTGTCACTTGTAAATTCTCTTTCTGCAAGATAGCGAATGATAACAATACCTGTGCCGCCTGCGCCGCTGCCATTGCCTCCAGAGCCTGCACCACCGCCACCGCCTCCAGTACCAGCGGTACCATTAGAACCACCCGATGCATTACTACCAGTACCACCGCCTCCGATACCACCTGTTGCCGCTGTCGCGGCACCACCAGAAGCACCACCGCCGCCACCTGCGTAAAAAGTTGGCGTTTCGGTAATGCCGAAAGGAAGGCCTGGACCACCTACACCGCATTTTGGTGATGATCCATCGGCACCTCGGCCGCCTGCACCACCGCCACCGCCTGTGGGATATTGACTACCGAATGCATTATGGTAGCCGGTGCCGCCTTCATAGCCTTGTCCTTCTGTGCCTGCGCCGCCTGTGCCTGTGGCTGGTGCTCCACCTGAACCACCGATTGAACCCCCGCCGCCTGAGCCACCTGGATATCCATTACATCTTAAATCATTGGCACCGCCATGAAAGCCTCCGCCACCACCGCCTGTAGCGGTTAGAGAACCAAACACACTATTTTGTCCATTTGCACCAATGGTGCCAGTAACAGATGTGCCACCTGCACCAACTGTTACAGTATATGGTGTTCCTGGCGTGACTGTGAAACCTGAACGATATACTAAACCGCCAGCGCCACCACCTCCACCATAAGCAGAGCCACCTGCACCGCCACCGGCGATTACAAGAACATCAATTTCTCTAACATCTGTTGGACATGTCCAAGTTGTGTTACTGCTGAATGTTTCAATTTTGTACTTAGGGCGTTGTGCGCTAGTACCTACAGGTAGAGTTAACTGCCCTGTGTCGTTTATCGTTGTATTCTTAAACGCACTAGCCATTTTAATCTCCCTTTAACTTGCGAATCTCTTCTTTGAGCGGATCGATTTGATTTTTCAAAGTTTTAATTGCCTCTACAAGATATGCAGTTACTCTTGAATAGAAAATCGCTTCTGGATTTCCATCCTTGTCTTTCTTCACCAAGTTAGGTGCTACACTATTTAAGTCTTCAGCAATCATACCTGCTTCGTTATGGTTGCTTCCGTCTTTTCTATCGTATGTAACACCAAGCATTTTCATCACAACATCTAGCGCATCTTCAATTGGATTTACATTTTCTTTCAATGCAATACTTGATGATTCAACGAAGCCGCCTGTTGTTGTAAAAACGCCTGTACCGGATAAAGTTGCAATGTTTGTTGTTCCAGCATAGTATTTAATTTGCTCGTTGGATGTTGGAACTGAAATCCACATAGTAGAACTTTCAATACCAATCGCGTAGTCAGTTTGTGCTGACAATGATGTTGGGTATACAACAATTTTAGTGCCAGGCGATCTTGTAGTTGCAGTCGGTGGATTGACACCAACATTGTTAAAATATTGCCAGTTAGAAGTACCATTTAGAAACGCAGTATTACCACCTGAAATTGTTGTATTAGCACCAACAATCAATGCGCCTGCAATGCCTGCGCCACCACCAACAATCAATGCACCAGTTGAAGTGCTTGTTGATGCTGTACTGTCTGTTGTTTTAATTGCACCACCAGCGTTGATTGCGCCTGCAATACCTGCACCGCCATTGATAATCAATGCACCAGTTGAAGTAGATGAAGATGCGGTTGTTGAGTCTGTGCGAATTGCACCACCAGCCCATACACCACCTGCGATACCTGCACCACCCGCAACTCTGAGTGAACCTGTAGTAGTGCTTGAAGTTGCAGTAGTATTTGATGTAAATAATTCACCAATTTGTACTGAACCGTAATTTATTCCTGCTTGAGCAAAGTTTACTGTGTTAGCAGGTCT